GATTGGGGTATCATAACAAAGTTCACCGTCTTGATCTAAGACTGCAATCTCATACTTGTCATCCTTACCACCGTATGAGTAATCATGTTTCACTACAGATGCACCGTAACCGTTGTCAAACTTGTAGAGCAGTTGATACCCATTAAGATCTGGCATATCAACCTTTTCTACCATGCACCCACCTTTCATAACCAAATTTTCCATCACTCGTCCTCTAATTTATTACCGTAGTAATCATGGGTTCCTGCTCTCCACTGCTTTTTCCTTAGTGAAGATTCCTCGGCGGCAATGTATGATCCTACTAAAAAGAACCAACATGCTCCGATTACAAACAATGCTGTTAATACAGTTTCCATACTTTTCTCCTTACACGTATTGCACGTGTTTTTTCAGTTGCCATTTTTCAACGACAGGTTGACCGTATTGATCCTCATCAATAACAATATATGCAACAGTCTTTTTGACCAGAGCATATCGTTGCTGTTGATCTCCTACCCATACGATATGTGGATAGTCTTTACAGAAGTCAAAGACTTCCTCATTTTGACTATAGTGAAAGTAGTTTCCTACCTCTTTCTCTTGGAATTCACCAAGAACTTTCTCAACACTCATGGGGGCATATGCCATATCCATACCTCATCATCAAAATACAAGGGTATTATATCATACTCAAAACAAGTTTGTCAAGCGTTATTTTGTGGTTGCTCGATAAACTCCATCCCAATCTTTGGGTAGATCTTGCTGTTTCATCTCTTCGCAACGTTCAATCTGGTGGACATAGAAGTCCTCAAGTGCTCCCAGAAAACATGATTTTAGATCCTTACAGAATCGAATTGCTTGATCGAAATGTTGATTGTAGTAGAGATCCATCATTTTCTCATGTTGATAGGTTTCATTAGCATATGCAGAATTAGCATTCCACCACTCATGTGTACCTAATACTGTATAGATCTTTACTGGTTCTGTTTTACCTTTTACTGCAATAGTATCCAGTTCAAGTAATGCGAACTCATCTTCGAGTTCCTTTGCGGTTGCTTCACCGATAATAGTTTTCACACCATACTCCTTGGTCTGTCCTTCAAGTCTCGCCGCCAGATTAACGGCATCTCCTAATACAGAGTAGTCAAATCTTTGATTGCTACCCATATTACCACACACCACAGATCCAGAGTTGATACCCACGCCTATGTTGATTGGTAATAATCCTTCACTCTTTAATTCTAAGTTCAATTCATCCAGTCTATCATACATCTGTTCACTTGTCAATACCGCAAGTCTCTCTTGTTCTTCTACATCTAAAGGTGCATTCCAGAATGCCATGATACAATCACCCATATACTTATCGATGGTTCCTTGGTTCTGCATGATGATATCAGTCATGGGTGTTAGAAACCTATTGACCAGTTCAGTCAATCCTTGGGGATTAGTTTTGTACTGTTCTGATATGGGGGTGAACCCACGGATGTCACAGAACAGGAATGTCATGTATCGAGTCTCTCCACCTAAAGTTAATAATTCTGGGTTGTCCTGTAACTTTTTGACCATGTCTGGTGATAAATAAGTACCGAACTGCTTTTTTATTTGCTCTTTCTGTTTATATGTGGTATAGTACTTATTAAACGAACTTTGAGCAAAAACAAGGATACCCACAATTGAACCCCAGACACCGTCTAAGAACAAGTAAGCATCGTGCCAGACAAAGAAGGATGCACCCATCGGCACACTCAACATACCTAAACTCACTATCACCGCAGGAATTGTGGAAAACTTATAGACCGATAGAAGGATTCCTAATGACACTACCAAAAGAATCAAGACTTCGACTGCTACAGTCCAGTCGGGAATCTTTATTGAAACGCCTGAGATCAAGGTCTGAATTTGATGACCTTGAACTTCGTGGGGATACACTGCACCCATTGGGGTTGCGACTGGATTAGCATAACCTTCTGCGGTTACACCAAAGATTAATATCTTACCTTCTGGTAGGGGTTCTACTATGGACTGAGATTTAAAATCGTTCCAGAAGGCAACTGGTAACTCTGAAGAGGGTTGTGTGATCAAAGGATCCTGTTTTCCCAATCTTATCCATTCTACACCAAGTTCATTGTATTTAACGGTGTAGGATGGTTCCCCTATCATAACACGTACAGCATCAAGTCCCAAACTGGGATATGGTTGTCCGTTTATTGACACCATCATAGGTACACGTCTTAGTACTCCAGTAGGTTGATCTACTTCTGCGGATACTGCACCAACACCCATTGCCCATTGTGCAAGGTTAGGTAATGGTGTTATAAGACCACTATATTCTGGTAACGTGTCGATCTTTTTGCCAAATGTAGACACATTGGCATATATCCCTAAGTCACTGGAAGTAGTTTGGTGCGTAGGTGCGGATGGGAGGACTACTGCTTTTCTTGACATTGATTCTGCCAGTGCATTGTCCCCATTGAATCGGTCTTCCTCTGACCAGATCATTGTGCTTACTATTAGGGATGATGGGGGTGTTTTGTTGATATACTTTGCTATTGTGTCTCTCGACCACGGATATTGTCCTTCTAATTCAATTGCCTTTTCGTCTATGTTTACTAATACGATATCATCAACAGATATCTTTTCTTCAGATTGCTGAAGAAAATCATAAAAACCATATTGCACGGTTTTTACTACATCTCCCTGTTGCACCTTTAAGAATGCAAAAAGGAAAATAATAGGTAGTACTGACCACCACTTAGTCATGTTATTCTTGGGTTACTGAGACAGTGCACCCACCAACAGTTATACAGTTTTGATATAATGTATAGGTTTGTGTAGTTGGGCCAAACTGTTTCAAAGTTAAATCTGTACCATATGTCCCATCAAGTTCTATGGTAGCAGTGTGTGTATTGCCATTCCCTTTTTGACGAATGAATACATCGTTTTCATCATTGAAGATAGTAAGATCGATTGTCTTACCACCATCGTGTTGTTGAATTGTAGTGACTTCATTATCGTCACCTGCTAAATGCAGTTCAAATGAATGACCGTTGCTTCCTGCATTTCCTTGATTTGTTTGTTGAACCGAAAGACCGTTGTTGTCTCCGTACATGGTTAGATTAACGGAATGTCCACCTGCTTCCCAACTGTCATACGTGTAGTCATGGTTAGTATAACTTTCTGGATAATCGAATGCACAACCTTGACAGATCTTAACACCGTTGTTAGATCCAGACATCTCATCGATTATAATTTCGTTTGGGTTTTCGGGATCTTCATTGATCTGAATGAATAGGTAACCACTATAGGTTGTAGTAATGTATGAATTACTATCTAACATCTTAATGACGTTGTCTGCACCTATTTGTTCAATACCTAAACTTAGATCAGTACCTGTTTGTTCAAGCATGATCTCATTGTCTGCTTGAACGTCTGGAGATACAGCAGTAAGTGTAACCATGAATAGTACACTCAGTACTGCGATTTCGAATATGTCTCTACATTTATTTTTCATATTAATTACTCTGCCTTATAACAACAACAATGTCACCACCACCTTCTGCTGTGATGATCCCCTTGTATCCGTCTACCTCAGTATCAACTGTGATAGCACCACCACTTAGGAAACGTAAACTTATCACTCCATTTACGTCCCTGTAGAAAACAAGACCTCCATCCTCTTCGAAAATGTTGTATTGACTATCTTTGTTAACACCAAAGTTTGCCCCTACAAGTCTTACTTTTCCTACACCCACACCTTTTTGTTGATCTGAAAGATCTCCCATGGTGCGTTCGAGTTCTTCTACTACATCAAGAAGATCTCTTAAAAAATCTCCACCCAGTGCATCATAATCTAATCTGGTATAAGAGTCTGATTCCTCATCAAAGTAATCATCAATTGTCTTATCCAGTTCATCGAATTGTAGAAAGTCTTGGTCTAACTTTCCATAATCGAATCTATCATCCGCCTCCATCTGTTCATCTATTGCTTGTTTAACCTCTTCGGGTGGATTCACAATAAACATGTTGTCAATGATTGACGGTGTAATGTTATCTATAATAACTTTTTGTGTCGGAATTTTGTCAATGGATGAAACCATTGTAGCACTGTATGCTTCCGACAAGGTGATTGATCCTGCATTATTAGATACCACAATCTCTCCAGATGGATCACCGTTTGCATCTGGAAGTAGTATAACTAAAGAACGTCCGAGTTCATCGATAGTAGTTGTGAAATCAGTTCCTCGTACTGCGATTGTTGCTGTAGGTGTTGATATGTCAATATTATTTTTATTGACCATACCAAGTCTACCCGAAGCAAACCTTGCGGTTCCGAGTGCCATCTTCATGACCATTTTAGATTTACTTGGATCTGGATCGTAGTAGACCTTATCTATGTAAACCTTAGTATGCTCAATTAATGACAACTCTGCCTCATCAAGAAACTTGATGAGCATTCGTCCTTGTGCAGTTTGTGCTGTGTCATTAAGTTGGATTTCCGTTCCAACCGTACCTACAACTACCTCTTTATTTTCTCGTTCTAAAGATCCTGTACCTTTCGACTCTACTATTCCACCTATCGGATTTGCATGAACAGATCCGATAAGCAGAAAAGCATTAACTGTCGTTAGTAGTATCTTTTTGATTAATTTGGATTGTAGCATTGTCAGATGTTATATCTAAAGTAATGATACCTTTACAAGATGAAACTCCTGTAGGGCATGTACCACTTAATTGGTAAATATCGACATTTGCATTATCACCATTTAACTCAACTGTTTGCTCTTGATAAAAACCGTCATTCTGTTTTGATAAGATGTTGTTGCTGTCACCAGTAATTTCCCAGTTCCAAGTAACGTCATCTGTCTCAATGTCTAAATCAAACACATTGCTTGATCCAAGAACAGTTAGATCGAAATCTAAACGTTCAGCAGACGCAACAGAACCTTGATCAAAATCGATAGTGTTGGAATCACCAGTCATAGTGACATCCATAGTAGTTGAATCAGAAGATCCAACATCACCGATTAAGTAATCAAGTACGTTAGCATCACCAGTCCACATAAGATTATATGTAGATGAAGATGCAGTTAAAGAACCATACAATAAGTTTTCGTTACCGATCTGATCGATATTGAAATTTAAAGATGATCCGACAATAGGGGTAGCAGATGAAGATGATGAGAAATCATTAAGACCAATTTTGTTACCGTAACCAACTTGATCAATGTAAAGTGTCAAGGTGTCACCAGTTTGGTCGATGTTAATCTCATTATCGTCCGTTGCTTGCCCATAAGCAAACGAAGTTAGCATTAGTCCTGCCATAGCAAAAATATACTTATTCATTTATTTCTTCTCCTTTAAGGGGATGTAGATCGTTTTTGCCATCTGATCGATGTGGATGACGATGTCCTTCCCCTACTTTCCAAAGACCTCTATCGTGCCCTTGGTAAATTAATTCCAGTACGGATGCCTCAATAGCAGACCGCACCGCATAAGTCACACTCTCATTATTACCCACTCCGTCCTCGTACTCAACGAGTTGGGTTCCTTGCTCATAAAATCTGAACACATCCCCACCAGATCCATAAGACAAAATTGTCTTCTGAGTCTGTACGTTTAACAAAACTTCTCCAGTGAGCACAGAGACTGCTCTCGTAGAGACTGTTACAACATCTTTGCGATATTGTTTTGAGAATCCAACGCCTAATGTTCTGGCACCTCTTCCCCCTGTGAGTAGATTGGTATCATATCCAATTACTCCACCTTCGATAATCATCCCTGCAAAAAGCAGAGGGGCAATACCCTGCGATTTCTCATCGGCATATTCTGCACGAGTACTACGAACAATTTGTCTCTCTCTGACTAAATGATCTATACCCTGTCTTTCAACCACACGGAACCATGTTCCACCCCCTGCGGTTTTTAGTGCATCGATAAGCATTTCAGTTCCACCTTGTGTTACAGCAGTACTAAAATCTGCAATACCGTCTCGTGCCTTCCTTTGCCCAGTTAAATCTTTAAAACTATACACTGCCACAACTGGTTTCTTCTGAGCAGGTGGAACCTGTAAAAGTTCTACGTACGCAGGAAGTGTAACCACTTCTGGCATGTCAACACAAATATATTTGCGTGACTTAAATTGATTCCAAACATATGGTAGATCATCGGCACATTGCTGTGGTTGATCAGACCATTTTGGGATCTGTGCACATCCAGTCAAAAAAACGACACCTAATAGTACCTGCAAACACCGTGCCAGATTAACCACCATCTCCGTTGCCCTCACTATTACCATCTGAACCGAAGTTACCAGTTCCAATTGGAATCTCAATGACTGTCTCTGAACCTTCTTGGTCAACGATAGTCATCTTAATATATTCTGTTCCGTTCTCATATGTGAGAACTTCATATGTAATAACAGATCCTTCTAATGTGAAAGATCCGAAAGTTACCGCACTATCGTTACTAAACATATTGTCAACCAACTGCTTAGACAATTGTGCGTATATTCGTGATTCGAGGTTCCGTATAAATTTTGCTAATACGGTATTCTCTGCTTCCCTTTGTGCCGCCTTTTCTGCCGCCTCCAGTGCATCACGAATTGCTTTCTTACGAGAATGCTCTTGGTTCTCGATTGTCAAATAATGTGCCCCAGTACCTACTCCAGAGAAACTTGGGTTTTTAAATTGATGTACTATATCACCCTTTGCCGTTATCGGCAGGATCATCATAGTCATCATCACTAATGTGAGTAATGTGTATTTCTTTTTCATCTTGTTTATCCATTTGTTGCAATAACATATCTAACTTGACATTCAATCTAATCAGATCATTATCCAACATCCTTACTTTGTCAATTAAGTCAATCAGAGTCATATGGGATTCTTCGATAACAGGATTCACTTCCTGTGTTACCCAAACCCAAATGTAGTATATAAAATACCCAAGTCCGATTGCCGCCATTATAGGGAACCCATAGGTTCCGATTGCATCAACTATACTGCTTTCCATAATTAATCCTTTCTATGATCCTCTTGTCCTTTAGAACGTGAAACCCTTGACATATCTGGTTTAAGTCTAAAAGCATGAGAAACTAATACATCAATTTTTAGTAACTCGTTGTTCATCGTACCAATGCGGTTCTGTAACCCCTTGACGAAACCTCGTTGTGTCTTGATATCATCAAGAACACCTGCGAGTATAAACTTTAGGGTAAGGAACACGAAGAACCCACCTGCCAAGGCAGATGCGATAGGAAAACCTACGTCTCCGATAATCTCTAAATATTCCATAAAACCCTTTCAGTCAAATAATTTATACCTCTATTTATACAAATAGGTTATTAAGGAATGAGTTTTTTATAATACTTTCCAGTCGGTTATAGTAGATACACGTATATCTGTCCAACAACCTTGTCCAGTATCATAGACAATTAGAGTCATTGTCTGAGGATCTTGTTTTACTGTTGTTTCTGAAACAAGAGTACCAATAACATTTAGTGGTTCTCCTGTTCTCCAGTGGGTAAAGTTTATGCTTACATTACCTTTATATAGTTCTGATAAAAGATCTGCTACCATTTTGTTGTCTCGAAAATATGTGATAATAGGTTTGCGTATTCTCTATGTGTATCTTCATCTGGATGACCAAATGGTTTTATCTTAAACTTACTTCTTGCCATTGAAAACATATCGACATATCTTCCTAATCCAACTCTGTGGTGATCTGGTAATGCTTCCATACGGTCTTTAATATAGTCGTTGTTTTTTCCCCAGTTCTTACCTTTATTCATCATTCGAGTAAAACAATCAAGATAGTTTACCCACATACGTTCATGAAATCCACCTTGGATCAGTTTGATACCCTTTGCTTCACATAATAATTTCATGGCATGCATATAGGTTAAGGTATGCATAATACCATTACGTTCAACATTAATTACATCGTAAAATGGATCGAGAACTTTTTGTAATTTTCTATGAGTGAAGTGTAACCTACTTGGAGAGATCTGAGTCATACACTGAAATCTTTGAATCTTCATCTCTTCTTCATAGTTTGGTGGATGTGATTCTGCAACCTCATCTCTTTGCCATGCAGACCAGATTATAACCATATGAGTTATTTCATGGTTATGTTCCATTTCATTGATGGTATCTCTGAATATTTTAGCATTGCAATTACCACAAGAAGAAATATTGCGATACTCCATACCAAGGTGATCTGCAAGGTGATGTGTGAAAGTAAGGTGCTCGTGCTCCCCTTCCATAAAACCTTCGAGTTCGTCACCCCAGACGAAACTGCATCCATTAGTTACTAACATTATGTTCCCGTATTATATTGTAGAGTTGTTCAGCAAATTCGGAATGAGACTCCTCACACGCATGCCCACGTGGTTTAATTGTGCCTCTTCGATCTGACATAGTGTATATAGTATCATAGTCACCACCCAATCCCACTTTACATTCTGGTCTTAATCTTTTTAACCCTGTTGTGACATTTGCTTTATATTGGTGCCAACCTTTCTGTTTCATTAAGTGTAAAACGTTTTGCCATACATGTGGATGTATGACAGATTGTATGACACCTATTCCCATTTGATCACATAAAAATTGAATATTGTTCATGTATGACACTTGATGTATGACCGCAGTTTGCATTGTCCAAACATTTTCACAATACTCTTTAAGGATTCTCTGTCTTTCTTTATCAGCAGTGCTATCTCTATTGCTATATTTAAAACGATCCATAGCATGGGAAACAATAATCTGATTCATATCAGACTCTCTTCCTATATCAATCTCTTGGTCTCCTTCAAGAGAAAAGTTTTCACATAATTCAAAACGACCAAAATTAGTCCATGTTATGACAACAAGACTAATTGGTCGATCTGTTTTTTGTAGGAAATCAGTTGTGGTGCGATAGATCTTCTGATTAGAAGAACCATTCTGAGCAAGGTTTACGTATCTTGCTTGAAGTTGATTGGATAGTTTATGTGCATACGTATGCATCCTTGGTGATCCAACCATGGTATCATCCAATTCATCACCGTATGTAAAACTGTCTCCGTTAAATAGTATCGTCCCCATGAATCCTATCGTGCTCGTATAATGCTAAGAATCCATAGTGGATGATCTTCATCAAATCCTTTCTGTGGTCGGCAGGTGTTCCTTTCTTACCATAACGTCCGTTGTACTTATCGACATTGCCAAGGAAGAATCCCATGCCATGCCCACGGTCAACAATGACCTCAGAAGATTGTAGACCACCTTGTCCATAGTGACCTCCATAAGTGTTATCAACATACTCTTGGAACTCTTTGATAAGTTCCCCTTCGTTGAATTTATAATCTGGTGCATCCACTACATTAATCCTTTTTTGATCTTTCTTATGTATATGAATTCTACCTTGTCCCAACTTCTGTGATTCTCCAGTAACCATGTCAACTGTATCAAACATGTCAACTGTATCAAAAGGTGGAGTGTGTGCTGTTATTACTTTTTTACTCATAATGTTTCAATTTCCTCAATTAATAAATCTCTCAATCTACGTGCTTGTTCATCACGTGGACTATCTTCTCCACCACCCACAAATTTATATGCGAGGGTGATTCTGTCACCGCCTGCATATGCACTATGCCAACAGTGGTTGTGTGGTTCCGACTCTGGGCCGAAGTAGTAATGACGTGCTTGCCAACCTGCCACATCTTGATGTGTGACAAGTTCTCCAGTCTTGTTATCTAAGTATCGGAAGAATCCTTTACCTGTAGACCACGTGAATAAGACTTGATAGGCAGACGCATCATAGTTAGTGTGCCATCCGACAAATCCCCCTTTAGGATAGTAGGATAGCAGGGCACTGGTATGTGCTCCTATCTCTGAAGCAAAATCGTACTTTACCCTTTTCATGTAATCCTGCCATCGAGGATCTACACGAACCATCTTAGAGATGGGTTGGGCGAAGTGTCGGTCTGGCACTCCAACTAACTTGTCTCTGGATAAACACTCATCCAGATATTCTTGTGAGCAATAGTATTCACCTTTGCTCATGTCTTCCTCACTACTATACACATAACACTCTGGATTATTATAATTATCCATCGCAAAGAATTCATCTGAAATATCATTCAGAGTCTTCAAGAATTCTTTATTGCGTATAGTAATTTCAGACATTAAACAATTAGTCCACTCACTGCTTCAATGTATGCTTTCTCGAATGAGTCATTTGTTTTAACAACAAACAAAACATCTTGAAAGATTACTTGATCTGGATTCTCTTTTGCGGACATACATACACCACGTCCAAATCCAATATCACCTTCTGGTGTATTAACAATCAACCTTGGATCATTAACAGTTACACTGCCACCATCCTCAGAAATATATTTACCAATGTATTCACCGATACTTGTCATAACAGTGATTACATCATTCTTTTTAATATTACTCATTTGCTTCTCCTGCTTTAGTAATTTTCCACTCATTAGAGTTAATTTGTGTCCATTGTAACACATCACCTACCGATAAGTCAAGCGCTTCCATCAATTCATCTGAAAATTCTATACACAGATCTCCATCGACTTCGATGATAGGTGCTGTGCCTTCAAATGTTTTGATCTTCATCCGACAAACTTTCCTGTTGCAATATCTACTCCTGCATCATCAACAACCCTTACTGGACTCAATGCCATGTAAACATCTGGGAAATGAATTGCAATATGTTCCCAACACTTCTGAGCAACTAATCGATGCTCCTTCTGAGTCTCTTCACCCATGCGTAACTGGCAATAGTGGATCCAAGATCTCAAACTACCTGCCATATAAAGTGTTGTTTGTGTGTTACCTTCTGGTAGTACTGCACGTGCTTGCTCTTTGGCAATGCCATTGTCAAGTGCCCAGTTATATATCTTTTTGCTAAGATTAATAACTTCACGTTGCTTCATACTCCACTTCTCCTCAAGATCTCGATCATCAACTTCAATAGAATTTTGACGGTTCTTTAAATCCTGTAGACGTGTTTCTCTTGATTCAAAATCTTCTGACTCAGCATATCTCTGAGAGAATTCTTGAAATGAAAACGAGCGATGACGTAAGATTTGACGTGAGATATCACGTGTACATTTAATCTCTAATGTCATGTGCACCATTTCAAATGGTGACCAGTGCTCATGTTTGATCAAATACTTCAGCAACTTTGATGCTGTTTTATTATTGTTCTGGTTCGTAGGATTAGACACACGTGCGGTATAGGCAATCAATTCGTTTGCATCCCATACACCTGTATGTCCTGTATTTGGTTTAGTGATCCCTACTAAACTTACCTCTGGTTCTTTAATCTTTATCATTCCATTCCTCATCAAATTTAACTACACCACGATCTTCGAAATACTTCATTGTTATTTCGATCCCTTTTATTTTACCGAAGTAAAAACCTGTTGCATTTGCCAATCCCATCATTATGAGAATGAACATTGTCATTTCTACTGGTGTCCAGACCATTGTCATATCTTAAAGTCTCCGAACCTATTTTCTTGGTTCAATCGTTGACCTGCATTACTATTATCAAACGCAGGCCCAGTGTCTTCTTCTTGGTTCATAGGATTAGTAGACTGATCTACATCATAGAGACGCATCTTAGATCTATCAACACCAACAACAAACCTACCATTCGCAACTGGATCGTTGTAACGATTCTTCAATTGCTTTACAAGTATCTGTCTATTGTTTGCGAGTTCTTCATTTGAAATCAAGGCAAACATTAGATCAGCAGTAGCAGGTAGACCAAATGATTCTGAAGTATCCTCCAGACCAACATCATCATTACTGTATCCAGATCTTGTTGTTTGCGTTGCAGATATAATTGGAACATTGAACTCTACCGCAAGTCCACGTAACTCTTCTGCAATCGACTTGATATATGTATACGAATTGATTGATCCACCCATTGCTCTCATACGTGCAGATGAACAGATATTCAAATAATCAATATAGATCATATCTGGCACAAAGTTTTTCTTGAGTTTCAACTCATTCAATAATGCACGGAAGTGTGATGCGTTTGCACTACCAGTTGGATATTCTTTGATGATCAACTTACCGTTGGTCTTTGCAGAGATCTGACTGACTTTGTTCGTGAACATATCACGTGACATATTCTCCAACTGATCAATAGGTATGTTTAGTAGATTAGCATCGATACGTTCTGCAATACGTTCTTCTGCCATCTCCATAGTAATGTACAATACGTTCTTACCCATGGTAAGTGCCGCTCCTGCACAATGACACATGAATAGAGATTTACCTACACCAGTTCCTGCCAGTGCAATGTTTAGTGTTTTGTTTGGTAGACCACCCTTGGTGATCTGATTGAATAGATCCAGATCAAACGGAATACGTTCCTCAGTGGTTGTGTAATAATCAAAACGTTCATCAACGTTCTCGATATAATCGTGACCAATGTTTGTATCAAAGGTAACTGCCAATGCTTTGGATAGAATATCTGGAAGTGCAGTTTTTGTAAGTGTCTGGTGTTTACCATCGATCACTTGAATAGATTCCATAATAGCATTATAGACCGCACGATCTTGACACCACTTTTCAGTACGATCAATCAACCAGTCAAGGTTTTCTTTCTCTGGGGTAAAGATGTTTGGAAGGATCTCCATGGCATGACGATAATGTTCGTCTGACATACGATCACCTTCATCGATCTCAATCTTGAATGCTTCCATGGTAGGAAGTTTATTATACTTTGCAATAAACTTGGTGAACTCTTGAAAGAGTCCTTTATAGACACCACCGAAATAATCGGGTGATAGAAATGCCGCTACCTTACGAGTGTATGCGTCATTAGTTAGTAGATTCCTCAGAATCGTCTGTTCCAGTTGTATTTCCAATATCTTCTCCATTATCTTTCTTTGATTTATCTTGTCCGTAAACCCACCCTTCGTTCATGCCACGTTCCAGAATATCAAACAGGACATCACCTGCATATTCTTGTAGTGGTACATGATCAGAACTTAGTTCTGCATCTGGTGATTCTACTACACGAAAATCAAAGGTTAGGTAATCCTTCTCACCATCAACTCGGATAGTTCCGAATCGGATTACCGTTTCAGTAAACTCGCCACGTAGGATGCGAACATCCCACGCCGCCTCATTCTCGACATATTCAACAGGAATCAACTCGTAGTCAAGACCTTCTGAAGGTTTATTCAGATTCAACGTTTTCAATATGTTCTTCCATTATATCATTTTCGATTACACTTTGCAACCCTATTTGGTATTGCTTCTTGAGGAAATCTTTGAAGTCGGTTTCCGCAAAGATGGGTGACCAAAACTCTTCTGTGAGTGTGACATCTTTGCGGACTTTCTTATCAGTACCTGCACGTTGATACCAACCATTACTTGGTTTCTCTACGTATCCACCTGCAAGTGCGACTTCAAGTAGACCAGACCATTTCTCAACACCACCTTCCCAAGACACACTGATAGGTATCTTAGAATTTTCTTTGGCATATCTTGACTTCTCTACCTTGATTACAAAATCATATCCTGTAACATCGGTACCAGTCTTGTTCTGTCTACGACCAATGATCCACACATTATCAGCAGAGTACATGATACCAGTACCTCCAGATACGATGTCTTTAGGATAAAGACCGATCTCTTTGTAGGTATGGTTGATCGCAATCATTGGGATTTTCTTCATATTCAAGTATGGTGTTGTCATACGGAACAACGACTTGAATGCTTTTGCCCTTGACATATCTGCAACTGACTTACCGTCAAGTGCATCATCAAGTTCTTTCTTAGATGCGAGGTTACCAACAGAGTCAATTACAATAATGACATCATCGGTTGGATCAAGGTTTTCTAACTGACCAACAAGATCAATCTTCAACTGCTCGACATCTTTGACTGGGGTGTGTAGTACTCGATTGGTATCAATACCAAATGTTTCGAAGTACGATTGTGGTGATCCAAATTCTGAATCATAGAAGAGCATTACTGCATCCTTCTTTGCTTCAAGATAACTACTTGCCATCAATAAGGCAAACGATGTCTTGAAGTGTTTGGACGGCCCTGCAAGGACTGTCAAACCAGGCGTTATACCACCATCCGCACTACCACTTAGTGCGACATTTACCATAGGTACATCTGTCGGTACCATATCTGACTCAGCAAAGAATTTACTCTGTGCCAGTGTTGCAGTATCCTTTACGGTAGACTGCTTCTTCAATTTATCCATTAAACTCATAATATTACTTTTCTCCAAATGTTATGTTATTAACTTTTTCACGTTCATCTATATCATACATTATACGATATTTTCCATTGATTGTCAAGACCTTATCTAACAAATCAAATGTATTATTCTCACCACGTGTTTCTGAGAACTTTAATAGTGCCATTGTATCTTTGGGTAGACACGCACCACCGAAACCTTTTTTCTTATCTGGGCCTGGGACTCTGGTATGTTTGATACCGATACGATCATCTGCACCCATAGCACGAGTGACCACATTGTAACTACAATCGAACCCATCAATTAGATCCTTCAGTTGATTAAAGAATGTTAGTTTAGTTGCGAGGTATGCATTCGTTGCATACTTTACAAATGATGCTTCACATCCAGACATATAATAATACTTGTCACTCTTACATAGAGAGAAGATATCATAGATCTCTGCTAACTCATCACATGCAGGTTTAGTTCCACCAAATACATGGTGCTCTGCATTTACGAAATCTTCGCATGCAGATTTTTCTGTTAGAAACTCTGGGTTATATACAAACCTATCTGCATCACCATGCTCAATAGAATTATAGATCCTATCTACAATGTCTGGTGTTACTGTTGATTTGACAATAACAAATGCGTTAGTGTTGTATATTAATTTTAGTACTGCGTCTTCTACAATAGATGCATCAACAAATCCAGAATCAGATTGTGGGGTTGGTGCACATACAAAAACAATGGATGGATCCCATTTAATTAGATCATCGATAGTTGTATCATAGTTTGGATCTACTAAAAAGTGTTCAATCATATGATGATGAAATGCATACTCTACTGCCTTACCTACAAAACCATGACCAACAATACCCATCTTCAATGGGTTCTTTACACTTATTGGTTCTTCAATCGGTTTCCCATCTTTCTGGGGAACGTACTTATCAAAATCATCTGCCATTAACTTACTCCGTGATATTCTACATACCATTTATAAAAATTATTAACACCCTCTTTGATACTTGTAGTTGGATGATAACCAAGTGCTTCTAACTTACTTGTGTTACTCCATGTCTCCAACGTATCAGCAGGATGTTTTGGTTGTAAATCTCTTATTGCCTTCTTACCTGTATTCAGTTCGATCTCATCGATGAAGTCCATAAGGTTTACTTGTTGACCACGACCAATGTTAAAGATCTCATTGGACGGTAGTTCATCACTATTCAATATGAGTTCGACTCCCTTAATTATGTCTTGGACATACGTGAAGTCACGTTTCATATTACCATGATTATACACAGTTATTGGTTCATTGTCAAGCATATTTTTCGTGAATGTAAAGAGTGCCATATCTGGTCTACCCCATTCACCATATACTGTAAAGAATCTAAGACCTGTATTGTTTAGTCCAGAGCATTGGAACTGACATTCGTTTGCCCACTTAGTATATCCATATGGGTTTAACTGTTTACCACTTTCATTACCTTCAGTCCAAGGTAATTCAGATCCTGCATATGTACAAGAAGTTGATGCATATATGATCCGTACATAAGGCAAATGCTTCTTACATAGATCAATTAGGTTTTGAGTAGCATCAATATTGTTTTCATGATACTGTTTTTCTTTACCAAAAGAATCACGTACACCTGCATATGCCGCCAGATGAATGATATGAGTTGGTTGATGTTTAACAAGAAACTCTTCGGTGTGGTACTCATTACGTAAATCAACGTATGGTACATCTAAGTTAAAATGCTCTACCCTATCCTTCTTGAGTGTAGGTGTGTAAAGGTGTGCGTTATAATTATCTAATCCTATAACGTCTACTCCCTTTTGCTTGAGTGAGTTCATTAATTGTGCTCCGATGAACCCTGCCGCCCCTGTAATTAATACTTTCATTATCCGTTCCTATAAATGTATTCTAATGCTCTGTCTGCTTCAGTTTGTAACGGACGATTCTCGTACCAGTTACCAGTGTCTGCGTCAAACTCCTTACACAGTTCTGCAATTTGATTTGCCGTAATGGGATATCCTTTTGCGACTGCATGACCTGCAATTGCCACCATGATCTGATACATTTTCAAGTACCATCCAGAACCTGTTATTGCTTGATATTCCATACCCATACGTTTGGGAAAGAATGGGCAATCTCTGTATGATGTCCATTTGTAGTCGGTATTATTTAGACTATTCTTACGATGTTCAATTACTGCTTTCTGCATCTCTGGTGGTAATCTATCAAGGAATGTATTACCAGTCTTTTCTACGTACGGATGCTTTGCAATTAGTTCACTGGTATTGAGTGCAGAACCACCGTCATGACTAAAGAAAATATGAGTAGCATTCGGATACCTTGCAGGAACGTAGTACATACGTGCAAGGTCTTTCGTTTGCGGATCACCAATCTCACCGAGTTCGGTGTTAAGAGCATACCAGAATGATTTGATTCGATCTTGTTCAATAGGTTCGTCAAGTCTGAAGACAAGACGGAATTTAAGTAAGTCATCACGACTACCAGCGGTGCTGTAACACACAAAATCCAGATCATTAAACTGTTCAATTAAAGTCTCCTTTAACTCCAATACACAAGTACTGTAAACATGATCATCCACATCAACAGCACACCAACTACCCCAATGACTAACAGATCTATTAGACCTTGTCGTACCCTCCTCGAAAATAGCAGGACTAATAAGAGGACTACTATCCACTCCACCTTTCACTCCTTTCTGATTACTCAGACCTTGAAGCAACTCAACGAACTCAACCCACGAAGACATAGAAACCGTCTTGTGGGTTTTGTTATCAAACTGTGATTTGAATATTGTTAGTTCATACATAAGTTGCCAATTCTGGAAGATCTATTTCATACAGATCTTTCCATCTTTCGAATATCGCATTTCCTTCTACGCAGTCTACTTGTAAACGTAGTTCGACATTCTTGTTAATTTCATTTACTGACTTGGTGCCATGAGCGGCATGTGCACGTTCACATTCTTTTTCCATCTGATCATGCGTCAATAAAAATACATATTTTTTATAATCTTTGATGTCACGTATATCATAACCTATACAGAGGTAAAAGTCAACCTCATGAAACAATCTTATCTGCACCATATTTAACGAATGGTTAACTGGTGTCAGCAGTGAGATCTTTACCTCAATGTTCTTACCGTTAAGTTTGATATCCCCTTTGCCTTCGGATGCCTTGACCTTTTGTGCTTCGACATCATGCATGATGCGTTTTTCTATTCTGGCACCGTACGACTGTGGATTGAGTAGAGACATTGCCTTGATAAAATCTTTCTCAAGAGCATCGGTTCCCCAGTTAGGGTTAGAAGCAACAAGAGCACGTGTCTCCATGAGATTGGTATAGTCTTCATCTGTTATCATAATATATCATCATTTTCAAAGTATAGTAACCATTATATCAAATGGTTTGGCATTTGTCAAGCAAAAAAATCCTCAAGGGATGAGACTGCTTCTGCGTCCCATCCAACGGAGTCCAAGATAACTTGGAGAGGATCAAGAAATGTTTTGTTAAACATTGTATCATAGTCAATGTATTTGTTTAGGTTCAGTTCCTTGGGTAGGTTCAGTGGAAAGGCAACCACGTTTTCCCCAGATGGGTTTGGTCTCTTGAGATAACAGAACTTGATCTTGTCACCGTTCTTGACCAACTCATACCTACGTTCAAGTCCATGCTTCTTGACTTGTTTGTTAAACAAGAGTGCACCACGAACATGGATAGGTGTACCCTTGTTGTAAACTGTCTTGGTGTTATGCCACTTGGTTATGTTACTTACTCCACGTGGGAATGATATATCTTCGGGTGGCAGTTGTTTGAATTCAGATCTGAAGTCAGAAATAAACTTCTGGGTATCCTCTTCGGTTCCCTCCACAATAACACGGAATGCTTCCTTGAACTTCTCACGCACAATCTGCGGAGTGGATGACTTGATTGCTTCGATACCCATCATCTTCAACTTAGGAGTTTTGTATTGGACACCCTCATTGTTGTGGACGTTTAGAATATATCTTTTCTTTGCAGTCCAGATACCACGGTCAGCAATAACCTCACGTCCCATCTCCATACGGTTCTCATATGCACCAGTAGCATCTGCCATCTTATCATATGATTTACTCAGAACTTTCTCGAAGTGTTCGGAGCAAATCTTAT